ATGGCTTGATAGTTACCTGTCGTTAGCGTTCTCTCTACTGCACTGAAGTCTGGTTTAGCCTTCGGCTCAGTAGACACTGGCACAGAGATATTCCAAGTCTCCTCTCTAACCTGACTACTGGGCGTGTATTTATGACAACTGTGACAGAATGTACTGCCATTGTCGTTGATCTGTAGCGCATCACTGCTACCACAGTCAGGACATGGTTGGTGTATTTTAGCCACTACAACACCTCCTCATATACCCTGCCATAGCTAACCAGTATAAAGGGTAGGTGTAACAATATCCCTTCAAAAGGCATAGCCTCAGTCTGCTCAGTCTCTCTGTTATACACCCAGACGGCACGACTGTCGGAAAACTCAAGGTACAATCCGCAACCGTTGATCAGTTCTATACTTAGCATTCTACCGAATAACATCATTACTCTTCTCCTCTATACGTTCTTCATCTGCCAATATCTCAGCCTTAGCCTCATCAATCTCCCACTGCTCCATTGGCGGGTAATCATCTGCATCTGGTAAATCAAAACCATATGGCTCATCACCATGCAACCAATCTTCACAACTGCCATTCCAGTTTCTGCCCATTACTGTTTCTCCTCAGTAAATTTACTAAATATCATATCATACTCTGTACTCTCAGCGATGAATTGTACAATCACTGACGGGTGTACCTTATAGTGATTAGAAGCCTCTTGCAAGCTAAAAACACCATTGCTAATATCTGCTGCTGCTTTAAAGACTGCTTGTATTTCTGGGTCTAGCGTTCCCTCTAACATATATTTTTTAAACATTATAACTTTCTCCTCAGCCATTGTGATGATTTTTCCTGTATCTCTGTCTCAAATACAGGCCATATTGATCGCGTTACTTTCTTACTGATAAAATGTTCATCTGTAACAGTGTCGCCAGTGCCTACTCTACTGCGTATTGTAGTCGGTGACTGTTTAACACGTTTAGCTAACTCGTGCATTGTATACAGTTTACCCTTCTCTAGTCTAGGGTCTGTAGTTTCATTGCGATAGTACCTAATCTTTCGTCCCATCTTTAAAATCTCCTCAGTTTGTGGTAGAATATATGACTATATAGTTTCTTTAACGCTTTTTAAAGCACTTTAATGTTAATAACAATTATTATCTCTTAAACATCTATATCAACGCTATTATTGACTATATAGTCCAGTATAACCCTCTCTCTAATCGCTGTTAACACTTCAACACCGCACCTGTAAGGTAAACTCTGCACAATACCAACAAATTCGTTGATAGCAGCAGTCCTGGTGTCGTTGTCTTCTATGTCGCTAAAAAATGCAAAGTTACTCTCTCTCATTGTCTAACGCCTGTGTCATTCTCTCCATTTCATCTTCCATATACGCCATTATTTCCTGCATATGTTCAAACGCTATATCGCAATAGCCTCCTACTACTGACATAGTGATTCCTTTATCGTTAAAAATCTCTGAGTAGTTACTAAAAACCATTACTCCACCATCGCCATCTGTATACACTAGATCAAAGGTTCTGCACCCGTCGGAGTCTATAACCACTAACTCTCTGTAGTCTGGTTTAAATGTTTGCGTCCAATCATGGAAATCTTGACCCTGTAGCCTAGCTATTGACATAGCCTCTCTGTAATCTTCTGACATGTTATCTCTCTCTCTATTGGTTAAAAAGTCCGTTGCATTTGACAATACTCTCTCCAGTAGTTCAAATCTCCCTAGTCTATTTTGTGACCCAAATCAGCTTTTCGGTCACGTTTTAAACTCTCTCCCTCTCTAGTGTCTCTCTAGTGTCTCTCTAGTGTCTCTCTATTACGGGAAACAGGTTAAAAACCACCAGTAAACAGAGCCAAAATTACAAGCAGTGAAACAGGGGTTAAAACAACGGCTCAGAATAGCCATAGCAGAGCCTGGATTGCGTTCTAACGGGTTTTAGCGGGCTATTTGATTGCTGATTAAGGGTAGCAGCCTAAACAGCCTTAAACAGGCTTATATTAACTAGGCAAAAAAAAGCCCAGCTATTACACTGGGCTAAGGATTGCAACACACTAGGGGAAATTAGTTTAACTCATTTATGACTATGTTTTAATTCGTTTACTGCTCTATTGAATAACAGATCACTGTATATTTGTTTGCCTGTATCTTCTAACTGATCAATGCAGGGATTATCGCGTAAACTTTTGCGCGGTGTAAAATAAGTAAGCATTTTACTCAATCGCTTGTATTCGACGCTATTTTGTCCGCTATGGTAGTTAACAAAATAAACGTAGTATGCCTCTACTATATCAACTCTATTAAAATTCATTACTCAGCCCTCTCTATAGCAGGATAATCCCGACGCAATCGCGCCCAATGCTCTGCGTTTGGTGAAACAACAGTATATTCGTTTTTATCTAGTAGATAATCGCCACAGAATACTAAACCTTTCTCAGCATAGTCTGGCTGATTAGTGGCTATTGTCGCGCTATAAACTTTGTTTTTATCCAGTGGCTGCCGCGAATAGATAACGCATCGATAGTCTTCTTTCGGTTGTATTAAAATGCTCATTGTCTATGCTCCCGTTACAATTTAAGTAGTTTAATTATCTTAGTTAATTCCCGTGCTTCTTTCCACAAATCAGAGCATTTAGCGTCAGTGTAGGCTGTTTTACCCTGCGTTTCTAGCTTAATTATCTGCGGAGTTATTAACGATAATCGAGTCTCTGCTGTTTTTAAATCCATAATATTAAACCCTCTCTAAAATTAGTATGCGCTCTAAATACTCAAAACCTTTAAATGATACGTTTTCACGGTTGCATATCCGCAATAGCTCACTTGTTCGGTCTTTTTGTGTCAATCGTTTTAACATGTCTTTAGTACCATATAGGCACTCAAATTCTACTTGTATTTTGCCTAATGTAATAGCTGATTCGCTCATTGTCTATGCTCCTCTATTAAATCTGTATATTCGTCTAGTATCTCGCACCAATCGTTAAAACAATCGACACTGATCTTATTCTCACGCCATAGTTTGTTTAAGTCTGCGTGAACGTGTAAAACTTTCTCTATTTTATTTTCGTAATTCATTGTCTATGCTCCCGCTAATTCATCAATATAAGACTGTGGTTTAGTTTCAACATTACCCAACACCCATTTATTGATATGTTTGGTGGTGGTGACGCTATATTTCCTATCAGTTTTTACATATTGACCAGAGGGCAGTAATGCCGCTACTGGTGTTGAATAGCTAAACAGTACAATAACACCGCTAGTATGTACCAATTCTGTCATGTTTGAACCTACATTATTAATTTTCATTAGATCAGATCCTCTATTGATTCGTTTAATATCTCATATGCGTGTTCTAGTGCTTCCTGCTCTGTATCAATACCATAGCAGGTAAAACAGTGATAATCTACCCATTCACCGCCAATAGCAGTCTGCAGATTGAATGTTGCTGATTCGTTCCACTCAATGCGGATATGTTCGCCATAGTGGTCTATTTCCCAATGTTTCATTTCATTAACTCCCTAATTAATAAGTGTCGATAGTGGGTTGTGTAGCATAAAGAAAACGCCAGTAAACAGCAAGTAATTGATGGCTGCTATAGTGCTATACCCAATTGCAGAGACTATAAAGTCTATCCTGGCCTCTCGCTTTTGTTTTCGTACTAGTGCGCTATTCATTTTGTCACCCCTCCTATTGTTTTTTTTCTCTTAATAATTCTACTATAAATTGGCTAATTGTAAACCTACCCTCCGCACTAATATAACCTGCTTTTAATGCTTTTAATGCTACTTTTAAATCTAACGAATTAGCTAGCTCAATCGCATCGTCAATAATAGACTCTTGAAAGGTCTGCCCATCTACAATTTTTTGCAATTTTAAAATATCTTTTCTATTCATATTGTTATCACCTATGTGTGTAGTAGTTAATTTATGCGGTAACACTGCCTAGCAATGCTACCTGATAAACTAACTTAAAAGCTTAATTTTTCCTCAGCGTCGCAGTCGCCATAACCGCGCACATCTGCCATGATTTCTGCTCTATCCTCAGCGTGTTCTTTCATAGCTTTTTTAACTTCTCGCCAAGTCTTTAGAGTGCCATCTAAGCGAGACACTTCGTCTACCCATTGATCGCGCTCATAGCACTCAACAAAGAAATCCATTCCGTTGTTGTAATTAGCTTCCGCATACGCTTTTGCTTTTTCGATAACAACATCCCAACGGTTAATACGCGCTTCAATTAATGCCTGTTCAATATCCTGTGCGTTCATTTTTTATATCCTCTATTTGTAGTGTGTCGCGGGTTGGTTTTCCCGCCTCCCTAATAAAAGGGAATACACATAATACTACATTGTCAAATAAGATCAATAGCATTTATAGACCATTATGTTATAAGCATATAACCAAATGCTATAGCTACTATTTATTAACGCGCGTGCGTGCGAGTACTACATAGCTATTACATAGTCAACTACATAGTGTGACCGCATTGGCTTGATTGGTCATGGTAGTGCTAAGTAGTCTGTATAGTACCCACTACCACACTCTCACTTAACTGTACAGAATCTCCAGTGACCAGATCAGTCTGCACAGTCACACTAAAGTCTTGACAATCTGTGCAGCCTGTGCCAGGTCGCTAGCGTGACCAACAGAGACTATATAGTCACTTTCTAGGCTTGACAATCGCTGTAGGCTGTGCTAGAGAGGGACGGGGGAGGGGGCTGGCGCGGCAGAGTTGTTACTGTACCAGCCCAGATACAAAAAAGAGGTAAAATAGACTAAATAGCAACACAGTTATAACAAATAGCTATATAGGCTAAGTAGTTGATAGCTAAGGGCTATAACGGCCACTGCGGAGACGCTGTTACGGCTGAGAATCCGCCTATAAAGGAACTACATAGGAACTACATAGAGGCTACATAGCAGTTAATTAACCAATAACATAGAATTAACAGTAAA